GATTGATCCATGGTTTATTGAAGCTGAATCTGGAGTCTTGGTTGAGGAACAGGAGGAAGAAGAGTGGTTTGATGCGGAGACAGATATGGTTGGATTAGTAAAATGGAATGATGTTCCGTTAACTAGACACCAGCCAAGAAAATCAGTGTTTACTCCTTCTGGTTTGGCTCATCCAAAGTGGAAAGATGAGTTTGCACCAGCCAAGATTGGTGTAGTAAATGGTGTGCATACTCTGAAGACAAATTCACAGAAGTTTCATGTTGTGGCGGACACAACAGTGTCCCCAGGGATGATGAACAGAGTAGTGGATTACATGGTTGCTCGTATTCCGGTTACGGATAAGCCAGAGCTAACCATGGAAGAGATGATTAATGGTCTCCCTGGGTTGTCTCCTCTTTGTTTGGAGACATCCCCTGGATTTCTTTCCAGGTATTACAAAGAAGGAAAGAAAGAATTGTTTGAAGCACTGCCTCAGCAGATTGGTGAACCAATAAAGTACGTGTTGAGTACCACTGCAAGGGAGCGGGTCATGGATCATAACCAGAAGACTTTCGAGGAACATTTGATTGCAGAGGATGTCCGAATCACAGAAGGAAGTGCACCACATTGTTTGTGGATAGCAGTCAACAAGGATGAGTTGTTAAAACGGGATAAGGTTGCTCGTGGTAAAGTGCGAGTGTTCATAGCTCCTGAGTTAACTTATACTTTGTTATTGAGGAAGCACTTTGGGCATTTCATTGCATGGTACAAAAGTCAGGCTGGTTTTCGTCTGTGCCATGGCATAGGCAACGACAAGGATGAGGTTTGGAAGGAGTACTGGAAGCGCTTGAATGAAGTTGGAGACCATGGGTTCGATTGTGATTATTCGAACTTTGATGGAACAGTGACGGATCAAGGAATTAGTGTTGTGGGACACTTGGCAGATCAGTATTACGGACGACGTAACAGGAAGGCCAGATGGGCCTTGTTGTTTGGCTTAGTGCATTCTTATGTGATAGTTGACCAAGTGGTCATTCAGACACATCAAGGCAACAAGTCAGGTAACCCTGCGACAGATGTTTTTAATTCCATAGTTAATTGGTTTAACATGGTTGTCGCGTTCTGTTGTTGTCAGGTGCACAAGTGCATTCCTGTCTCAGTTGGAGACTTTGCCAAGAGTGTTCGATGTATCACTTATGGAGACGATGTGATTGTGTCGGCGTCAGTGGAGACTTTGACATGGTATAACAGAGAGACAGTGGCTGCTATACTATCGCTGCTTGGTTATAAGATAACAGCAGCGAATAAGACTGGAAAGATGGTTCCTAGTGAACGTCTGTCAAGCCTGACTTTTCTGAAGAGTCCTTGGGTCGAGAAAAAGGGATATTATCTCTCACCTCTCCCAATGGAGGTCATTTATCGTGACCTCATGTGGACAAGACGTGTTAATCTGGGAGATCAAACCGTTATGATGATGAAAGTGTCGGCAGCGTTAAGGATGGCGTTCCAGCATGGACGTGAGGTTCACGAGAAACTCGTTAAACAACTCGTGAAGATCGGTTGGCCGGCGGACAAACATGTCGAGGCCAACTGGGAAACTCTCTGGCGGGAACTGATTGGTAAACAGGATGTTGCAGCCGTGCGTGGTGCGGAGGATGCGATCATGCTCATCGAGTGGGGAGAAAGTGAAGTACAGTGGACTGATATTGGTAACTGGCCGGAATTTGATGACTGAACAGCAACAGTAAATGCTGGTTGACTGGTACCCGTGGGGCACTTTGACAAAAAGTGTCTCCTAATTTAGTGATATGTTGGTGGTGGTATTGTCCAAACATGGAAAATGTTTATAATTATATGTATGGGGCCCGTTTCGTGAGCGGTTAACCTCGAACAGAAGACCAGGTCACGCCTGGCATTGAGTGTAAGTCTTGATCATGGATATTTTTGTCATGTATGTGTGTTATGTATGTGTATCTATGTTGTAATTATTTATCGAAC